GGATGGTTATGTTTCGCTATTGGAATGAGATTTAATAAACCCTCAAAATTATGCAGAAAGGAACTAAATGGAATTAAAGGAATTGACATCAAAGATATGTGACCTTTTCGGATGTGTCAGTGTTGATACATTGCCCGATAAGATAATGCTCACCTTGTTATCGCAAAGTCCGACCATATACTTTGATAAATATAAAGAGTTATGCCCGGATTTATCGGTAGACTGGCTGCAAAGAGTATATCAATTCTATCATGCAGACAGGGAGGAAAAGAAACAAGATTATACGCCTGTTGCTCTCGCTAAGCTTGTCTCTTTTCTTAGTTATACGCCTAATGAAAAGGTTGTTTATGATTGTTGTGCCGGTTCTGGTGCATTGACAATTCAAAAATGGAGTGCTAATCCAGAACTTAAATTCGTGTGCGAGGAACTGGATGAAAAAGTGTTGCCTATTCTTTTGTTTAACCTTTGTATTCGCAACATAGAAGCTACTGTAATTAATAAGAATATTCTGACAGGTGAAATTATTTGCTCGTACAAGACACATAAAGGATTTATATACGCCTGCGTGCAACGCTCGATGTTTCCTGAAACAGAACTTATGAAAGCTGATGTGAGCATATCTAATCCGCCTTTTAACCTGAAAGTTTCAGTATCAGAAACAATTATAAAGGATTTACCGCAAAAGTACACCTGTAATTTTGCCTTTGTCGCCCACTGTCTGCAAAGGAGCGACAGATGCGCCTTGATTCTCCCTAGGGGTGTGCTAACGAGTAAAGAAGAGAAGGAATGCAGAAAGTTTCTGATAGAGAAAGGATGGCTCCAAGCTGCCATATCTTTGCCCGAAAAGATGTTTGAGTCTACCTCTGTTGCTACTTGTATCCTTGTTCTCGATAAAAGGAAAACAAGTAAAAATGTGATGCTGATTAATGCGGAGGAAATGAAATCAGTCGAGCTGAGAGAACAACGTGGAGAAGGTGATGCTTCACATTATAACCGTATTTATAAAAAAGAATTCAACACTTTTTCAGATGAACAAATAGCCGCTATATGCGAGCTTACAATAAAAGAGCAGGGCTCATTTTCTAAAAGAATTTCGCAGGAAGAATTAGAACAACATGGATATAATCTGACTATTGGTCCATATCTTCCTATAGAATTTGAAGGAACTGTTCACCGTGACTTTAACGCTATCATTTCAGATATTAATCGTATTATCCGTGAGCGTAATGTTATCAAGGTTACCGTCAACAAAGTATGGGCTGAAAGACTTGGGCTTGTCGAAGTTATAAGGGATTGCGAAGCATCTAACGAAGTCGTGAAGGCAATGAATGAAAGTTTTGTATCATTCAAAAATTACGAGGTAAAGGAAAATATTATTGAGAACAGGTATATCCAGTCATCTAATAGTAAGGTGTTCGTGATTGAAAATACAGACAAGGAGATATTGTCTAGTATTATGCCTTTCTTTATGAATATGTACAAACAACATATTTATTATCTAAATAACGAAGAGAACAGGCTTCTTGCAGAGCTTAGAGATTC